TTATACTCTTTTTAATTTTATATCAAATTTTTCTTTATTGTTATTATTTATTTTTTTTGCTAAACTATCTACCATATCTATTAATTTATCTTGTCTTTCTTTTACTTCTTTATTTGTCATTCCCAACACTCCTAATAAATTATTTCCATAATTAAATTATACATGAATATATATCCATTTTCAAGAACATATGTTCTATAAGATAATTTAAAAATTCTCCTACATTATATAATGTACTTTTTTATTATATTTTTCTTTTATCAACTTAAAATTTTTTCTATTTTGTCACACAACGTGACATTGATTATTACCAATAATCCCTAATGATAAAATTTTTATTTGAGGTGATTATATTGGTATTTAAAGATAGACTAAAAGGATTGCGGGAAGATAGAGATTTAACTCAAGATCAAATCGCAGATATTCTTAAAATAACACGCTCTGCTGTAGCTAACTATGAAAACGGTATTCGTGAGCCTGACATTTCTTTATTAGTAAAAATAGCTGATTATTTTAATATATCCCTAGACTATCTTTTGTGTAGGACAAATAAAATGGAACCATTTTATAAATCTCATTCTAATGATTTAAAAACTAAATAAATTTAAATTTATTTTTGTGTAGATGCATCTTACACGTATATAATAGCATAAAAAGTGTTCACTGCGAGCGATATTTTCGACCAAAATTTGTATAATTTTTAATATATTATATTATTACATTTTTAACTATTATTTTCCATGATTTATGTAGTGATTTTCTATTATATATTAAGTTATACTTAATTTTGGTGATGAAACTGTGAAAATTAATCTTAAAAAAATTCGTGAGGAAAAGAATATTAGCCAAAGTAAATTAGCAATATTGGCTGGTATTAGCAGAAGTTATGTTTCGGAAATTGAATCAGGCAAGAAAACACCATCTTTGGATATGCTAGAAAGAATCGCAGAGGCCCTAGAAGTATGCACATCACTTTTATTAATAAACAATAAAGATTGTTGTAATTGTACTAGACATAAAGATAAGGAGGCAAACAGTGAAAAATAATGATACTGGAAAACTTATAAGAAATAATACTAAAAGATTGATTGACAAAAAGATAATAAAAAATGAAAAAAATCTTCAAGATTTGACACTTGACCAAGTAGAAAAAATTGCACATGAACTTGATATATGTATTAGAGACATAATATGTTGTTACTGTCCACATGAAGATTGTATAATAGATGATACTCAATTATGTAAATATAAAAAACTCTAAAGGTAATTCCTCTAGAGTTTTTGTATTATAAATAATATTATTTTACTGGTACTTCAAATTCTATAGTAGTGTTATAGGATTCAGTACTAAACACTACTCTTACTTTATCACTTGTATTTTGTAAACCGTAATAAGCTTGAACAGTACAATTAGCTCCTACTGGAGTTTTTTGTGGCTTTTGTTTAGGAAACATATCAGAACTTTCAGCCATTGCACCCGTGGAATCCATAACTTTTAGATCAGCTCCGTGTATTTCTAATTTATTTTCATCATCTTTAGCTATGTTTTTATAGTTATAAGTCACTTCTATTATTTGTTTTCTATTACTCTCTGGAAAATCTTTTTTATATTCAAAATCATTATCTGTTTTTACTTCGTTTATCTTCAATGAATAAACATCTTTCCCGTTTTTATCTTTAATAAATACCTCTTCTCCAGATTTATAGATTTTATTTTTTTCTTCATTCTTAGTTGTTTGTTTAGATCCACAAGCAACTAATCCTAAGGCTAAAATTCCTACTATTAATATAGATAGTATTTTCTTCATATTATCAAATCCCCCTCATGGTAATATAGCTTAATTATAACAAATAATTCATTTTTGTAAATTTATATTATATTTCCCTTTGGTATTCTACTAATCCTAGTTCTTTAATCTCTCTTTGGGCAGTTTTTAAAGCTTCCATTAGTTCCTCGTTAGGCTTAATTTCTATCCATTGTTCTATAATCTTAAGTCTTAATTCATACTCTTCTCTCGTTGTCACTATCTCCACCTCTTTGTAAATTTTTATCTACACTATCTATTATTTTCGCAATGCTCTGCTGGGATATTTTATATATTTCTGACATAGCTTTAATAGTTTCTTTAAAAACTACCTTATCCTGTTTTATATCTTTGAGATTATTTAATAATTCTTGTTTTTCTAATGTTGTTAACTTAGCATAATCTTTATATTTATTTAGAGTACTTTGTACATTTTCTAATTGTTCTTTTAATGCAATTGATTGTTTACTTTTTTTAATAACTTCTAAAGCATTATAACTATCTAATTCACTATTTAATATTCTATAAAAATTAGAAATTTTAACATGGTGTGCTTTAGATCCTCTTTGTCCTCTATTAAGTTCTTTAAATTGTTGTTTGATAAAACTGCTGTATTCATCCTGCCATTCACTAAGTTTTTTCTTACCATCAAAATATCTACTATTGGCCAGCACATACCTTTTTCTTTTCTCATCCCAAAATCTTGGTACTATCATGGCACTTATATGCCAAGTAGTTTCGTCTCGGTGGAGCGTTGCATATACACAGTTTTCTCCAAAATGTTTTTCTAAAAACTCTATGTTAGTATTAACCCATTTTTCTTTTTCTTGTATAGATAAATCTCTAAAAAATGCTGGTGATGCAGTTAATAATAAATCTCTAGCTATAACACCATTTTTTCTAAGCTTAATACCTTCTATATATTCTTTTACATCTGCCATTATAAAATTGCTTCCTATAAGTCTTAGGTTAGCTGTATTAGTATTTGCATTTGGAGTATATTGTTCTCTTTCCATGTGGCGTTGGTATCCTGCTATAGATCCTATAGTTTTATACTTCTTTTCTCCCACTCTAAAAATTGCATATAGTCGGCCTGTTATTTCCATAGCTCCTCAACCAGCCTATTAGTGCTCTGTTGGTCTAATTTTTTAATTCCTTCTAGTATTAATTTTTCTTCCTGTTCTTTTATTCTTTGCTCTATTTTAAGTTTAATATTTTCTTTAAATAAATTTATATATTTTTCTTCATCTTTATTTCTAATAATGTTTTCTTTTGGTAAATTTATTTTTAGAGATGTTTCTTTTATTTGAAAATTGTATTTTTTTTGTGTATAATAGATATTCTTTTTATCTAAGATAGGTTGTTTATTATGCATTACAATTAGCATATCATCTTCATTTAAGCATCTAATATCCTCTTTATTAAATAGTTTTTTAGTAGTATTACTATAAGTTTTAGTAGTATTATCTTTCCCAATGTTGGTACTGCATATTTGTATTTGGGTATTTCCACATAACTCTGAAAAATAATTAAGAGTTTTTAAATCGGATAATCCACTAAAGACTATTTTAGTTTTAAGATTATTTAGTATAGATAAGGCATTATCCTTACCATATATCTGTTCCAATTGGCTAATACTCTGTAAGCATATATTCAAGCTAACTTTTCTGCTTCGCACTGTAGCACAGTTTATACTCATATTATTTAACATTCCTAAATTAGCAAATTCATCTAGGAAAAAATAAACAGGTAGAGAGTTATTATTGTAACTATATAAAACTTTATCAAACAATTGCGAAAAAAAGCTTGCCATTACAGGGCTCACATAGCTACTTTTCCTTTCTTCTGATATAATATATATACAAGTAGATTTTTTTCTTAAATGTGCAGGGTTGAAGGTGCTGGTACCACCTAAGGCCTTGCATATTTTTTTATCTCCAAATATTTTTAATGCAGTTGCCAAAGTAATTTTTATACTACCTATGGTTCTATCTGCATCTCCAACACTATTAAATATATCCCATTGTGTTTTGCAGTCCTCGGTACTATTAGAAAATAAAGTATCTAATTCTTCTAGATCCTTTTCTATTATTAATCTAAATGCAGTTTCTACTGTAGCTACAGGTAATCCCTGCTCTTTACAATATAGTAACGCTGCGCTAAAAAGCGGTGTAGCCATATTGTCCCATTCTGCTCCTCCTGTCTTCTTTCCTGTTGCTAGTTCTATGCTTAAACCTCCGTTCGCTATTAAAGTGCTAGCTAATTGTAGAATTTCTGTTGTATCTTCACATTGATCTAGTAAATTATATTTACAACTTATAGAAGGTTCCAAAGGTGCAAATACAACTATATCTCTTCCACAAATATTATTTTGGAACCAACTTGTTTTCTCGTAGAGTTCTCCTTTAGGGTCGTAGATAATTAAACTGCCTTTTAGGTTAGAATTTAATAAGTTAGGAATAAAATAAGATGTTGTTTTTCCTCCACCTGTTGGAGCTACAGTTACACTTCCCTCAAATCCCATTTTCTCTTTTAGTTTAATGTTTTTAGAAAGTTGTAAGTAATTTCCTAAGATATTTTCTAGATCTTCTTTAGTAGAGAGTTTTGCATTTGCTAAATTATCTATTTTATTTTTCTTATTCTTTAGTTTTAATCCCAGTAATTCTGCTGCTATAGTGCTTCCTCCAATTAATGCGGTGCTTGCTAATAAAGATAACATATACATTCCTCCTTTTTAATAATTAGCCGTAGGAATGAATAATGGTGAATACCTTTATTCATTCCTCGGAACATAGGGGTTCTAAGGGTCTCCCTAGCGAACGGGGTTTTGTCAAAAACCGTAGTGAGTTACGATTTCCCAAATTTAAATTAGTTTTAAAAATTTTAATTAAAAAATATGAAGTATCGGTCTACGGCAAGCTGCAGTATAAACAAAATCTATACCCAAAATATACGAAATAAAATTATAAGTACAGCGTGCGTAGCACCACGATTAAAATTATTCCGCCATAAAAAATAAAGGTTAACACCATTTATTCCCCATGGCAGCTGTTTTCTTTTGTTTAATATATACTATGCATATAATCCGAAAAAGTTTACTTTAAAATTAAAATTCGTGTTAAATACGAAAGTAAAATAATAAAAAAGAGATATGATTATTCTAAATACCATATCTCTTTTACATCTTTATTTAATTTTTCTGCTATTTTTAAGGCTTTATCTAAAGTTGGTTTACTTCTTCCACGTTCCCAACTAGAATAGTTTTTTATATCAACTTCTAAAAATTTAGCAAATTCTCCAGGAGCCATTAAATATTCCTGCATCCTAATCTTTTTTAAATTATTTTTTACTTGCATATAATACACCTCTTTCTTATATTATATGCTCTATTCTATTTTAATTTACTAATTTCCTTTATATGTTTAAAATTTATATTAATGTAAATAATTAAGATGGTGATAATATGAAAAGTAAAATAAGAATAGATTTATGTATGGTGATAGGCTTTATAATGATAATATGCATGTGCATACCTATATTGTTCAAAAAATAAAAAAAGAAGGTACTCCCATAAAAGAGAGCACCTTTTAAAGCTTATTTATTATAATTTAGGACTGCTTGCATTGTATCATATCTGTTATTCCCAGATACTAGAGTTTTTAAATAACTTGTATATTGCTCTTTTTTACCCCCTACACCTATAACATTTTGTACACAAGAATAATCAAAAGGTCTAGCTCCCCATATAGTTGGACAGTTCAATTTGTCTGCTAGATACTCAGCAGCCCTCTGGTCACATATGTTATTGTATACTACTAAATTTTTCACTTTCTTTTCCTCCTCTTTTTGTATTGGTTTATTATTTAAAATAGTATTTTTTATTTCTACTAAAGGATAATTAGTGCCAGGACAGTTGGAACTTCCTACTTCTCTATGTCCATATACTTTTTTAATTCCATATTTATTACATAAGTATCTGCCTAATTCTATAATTGCATTTTTCTGTGCTTGTGGCATAGTTTCACGCATATAACTACCTTCGGCACAAATCCCTAACGTATTGGTATTATGACCAGCTACATGAGCCCCTATGGCATTATCTGGTCTACCTTTCCATATCTCTCCGTTTTTTCTTACAAAATAATGATAACCTATACCCGCCCATCCATTTCCTTTGTGCCATGAATGAACATCGTAAACACTGCAAGAACTAGCCTCTGCGTGATGTAGGTCTATTTCATTTGGATTATTACCATATGCCATATCTCCAAAACTTAGATTTGCATTATTAATATTCATAAAATTACCTCCTAAAATTTAATATAAAAAAGAACAGGTTTATTCCTGCTCTTTACTTTCCTTTACCGCTTGTCTAGCACTAGACTGTCCAAAATAAAATCCTATTATTAATGTAAATACACTTAAAAATTCTGTACTTGATATATTAGTTTTTAGTGCTAAAATGCAAAATACTATAGTAGTTAATAATGCTATTATCTTTTTAATCTGTAAAAATTGTTCTAAAAATTTCATATAATCACCCTTTCTATTTAAATAAATTGTGCTGAATTGCATAAAAAAAGAAGCTTACTAAAGCTCCTACTGTTAATCCTACATACCATTTCAAAACAGATACAAGTTGCTTTAATTGATCACAAAGATTCTCCATTTTAGCATCTGTCCTGGATTGGTTTTGTTCTATTTTATCAATTCTCTTTGAATGGTCATTAAGCCTAATATCATGAACATTAATTTTTTCTTCTATCCTTTTATGTTTTTCTTCGCAGACTTTTAATTCCACATTACACCTCCAATGATTAAAAATAGGCAAAATAAAAAAGACTACATAGTTAATAGTCTTTATTTTACCTTTATAGAATTATTTTTCATTGTTTCTTTCAGATTCTTTTGTATACTTATCTATCTCCTCAATAAAGTAAAAGATTGAATCTATAACAGTCTCATAAACTAATTTTGCCTCTTCTTTTGTTGCACTAAGCTTTGAACCATGTGCAATTTCATTCCTCCATTTGAGAGCTTTCTTTTCCCAACTTTTCCATGAGCTAGAAGAAGCGAGTTTTGTTCGATACAAATTATACATTAATGGGTTTACTTTGCTAGGAAGCTCAGTCGCTACTAAAAATCTTGAAATACTATCTTCGTCTAAACCATATTTTTTATAACCTAGAGTTAGAGTTGTATCAATATATGTTTCAAAAGCTATTTCAGAAAATAATATACTTGTAAGATATTCTTCATTTCTTAGTTGTTCTAGTGCATATTGAAGCATATCCATCCATGAAATATTATAGTCATCAGTTTTAGCATTAATTATTACAAATACTTTTGCATTTTGACCAATTAAATTTTTATCACCACCATCAGGTAAAGAAGTTAGTATTTTAAATCCCTCTTTAGTGATATCAACTGCACCAGTAAGAAATGGTCCTGTTGGTATAATAGTTACATTATATATTTTTTTAATATTTTTCGGCATTTCAATATAAACTTGGTATCCAATTTTAATATCTACAATTTGATTAAACATATCATTAGATAAAAAAGTATTGGGGAAAATATGATCTTCAAAATTTTTCAAGCTATTTTTAATGCCTTCATAAACAGTAAATTGGTTTTTACATTCTGGATCTTGGCAAATAATAATAGGTTTTTCAAAATCCTCTTTAGAAACCGACCATGTCCTTGAACATTTATTACATTTAACAGAAACTGGTATAAGTTTTTTATGTTCCATAATTTCACCACCCCTAATTAAATATAATTAGACAATAGGAGTGTTTTTCCTCTATATTATTAAATTTTATTTCATATAATTATCAAACATATAGATCTAAATTTCTATAATTAACCATTTTATTTGTAGTATATCAAAACTCTTCAAATCCCTACTTATCCTCTACTTTATTTCCACATTCACACACAAAGAATATTTTATTAATATCATAGTCCCTATCCCAATATTCTATTACAATACTACCCTTAATCTCAACATTATCATTAGATTGTTGAATGATAGATTCTTTTCCACATTTGTTACATATTATTTTAAAACTACTCATAATTACCTCCTAACTATTATCTAATGATACATACTAATACATATTATTAATCTTTATACTTTGTATTTAATCTCTATAAATTTTAAACAAAACAAAAAAAGACTATCTATAGTCTTAACTTATGCTTACTTTATATTCAATTATGCGCCGCAATATTTATCGTTTTGTAAAAAAAGAACTTACATTGTGTAAGCTCTAATTAGATTTTTTTATATTAGATACTTTACTTATAAAAATTATTTTTCCAAATAATATTATAATGTAATATTCTTTCTTTATAATCACTTGATATATCTTGTGGTTTCTTAAAGTTAATTATAAAATCATTTTTACCTAATTTATACTCTTTATATTCTCTTGTTATAGAATAATCATTTATTCTTATTAAATCTTTATCTATATTTCGATAATACAATTCTATCTTAGGTGGGAAAGTTACATCCTTACTTTCATCAAATCTAATAATTGTTTCTAAAAGCCATATGTCGTTTTTTAATCTTTCAGCAGGTATAATATCTTCTCCTATCTTAGTATAAAATTCTGGATTATCTTTTATATATTTAATTAATTGTTCTTTCATAGGAATTAAGCCTTCTTCCACTTTTTTATCTACCCATTTTTTAACAAGAATGGTTATCGTTATAGATAGAACTGCTACAATAACCCCTAAGATTGCCCACGTTAAAATAACCCATTGTTGCGTACTATTAATTAATTTTTCTAAATATTCAATTCTAACAAATATTTCTTTTATATTTTCTGACACTTCATTCACACTCCTCTGCCTTAAATATTATTAGACAAAGGATTGTAAAATCCTTCATTTTATTTATTTTTTTCCAAACTAATCATTGATCCACAAAATAATATGGTGTGTATAAGCATAGCTATAGGGATTAAATTTAACAATTTAAAATATATCGAAATAGGCATTAATATACATAGATATAATATTGGTGTTAATATAAAATTAATCATAGATATATTAATTAAATTTTTTTTCACATTTTCACCTCATTTTAAGCAATAAAAAAAGACTATCTATAGTCTTAACTTATGCTTACTTTATATTCAATTATGTGTCGTAATTTTTATCTATTGCGTAACTTCTTCTACACCTGTAATATCTGCTGTATTGGTTATTATATAATCTTCTACTGCTTTTCTATACTCTTCATTAGTTACATCATCAAGTTCAAAAGGTCTTTTCCTTAAAGGATTTTCCCCTTTATTTATTATTCTTTCAGCTATTATTCTTACTACTATTTCATTAACCATATTATAAGATACCTCCTAAATTTTTATTTTCTGATAAAAGTAATTGGTTTTCTAATTCTTGCTTTTCTCTTTTTAATTTTTCGTCTTCTGTTTCAGTATATTTTTTATATTTATCTATAACTATTTCTTTAGTATTAATATCTACATGATATTCTTCTACATTATCTAACACTGTACTTCCATATTCCAAATCTATATAATCTATTTCTTTAGGTCGTAAATCATTAATCATTTTTTCTGTTAGACCAGAATCATAACGTTCTTCTAAACAACCGTTTAGAACTGTGCCAGTAACTTTATTAAAAATAATTCTTTTCTCTATTTGCATTAATATACCTCCTATTCATAAGCCCAATATTTTAAATTTCCACCATCTCCAATTTTTGGTAGATATACATTAAAACCTCTAGTTATTATTCTACTTTTAATTTTTTCACCATGACTAGTTATTTCATCACCACTGTGATCTGTAAACGATCCATACATATTGTATATATCAGCAATATTAGAAATAATAAGATTTAAGCTATCAGTATAAGGAGAGCCTGAATACTTATAACATGAAACTATTACTTTTGAAGGTGTAAAACTTAAGCCTGTTACCGACATTATTCTATCAGTATTAATAGTTACTGATAACTCTCCACATGCCCATCTTTTACCATTTGGTACAATTCCACCACTATAATAACCAGCTGGTACAGTAGCACCAAATCCGAGATTGAATGTTCCTCTATTGGGCATTGTTCCTGCAATACCAGTATCATCATCATTGCTGAAAGTCTTTCCTGCTAGTACATTCTCAGCAATGGCGTTCCCCTCTGCACTAGCCTTGATAAAAAAACAATCTTTAGTAGCGTTATACCAAACCGAAACCGCTTTTCCTGCAGTTAAATTAGGTGTAGTAGTTGTATTGGGCTTATATAATTTTTTCCCATTTATGGTTGTAGCATTTTTATTATTGTTACTACTTACTATAAATGTTGTGGCATATCCATTTACTAAAGTAGGTAAATTTAGATTTATTGAAGTTGCTGTTCCTCCAGCTGTTTGATATGTCGTAATATCAGCCAAATCCGACTTAATATTATTTATACTTTCAGTATTTTTAGTTATTAAGTTTAATAGATTACCTGCTGTATCCTCCCCTAAAACATCCTTTAAAGTTTTAAGCCAATCTTCAAATTCTTTTTCAAATTCTTCTGATTTTATTTTAAACCTTGTACTGTATTGATTAAATAGAGTTGTAACATCTATTTGATCTACAGTTCCATGCACTATGCCGCATAAGTTTTTATCAAGTCTTAGATCTGTTATATTAGCCTGTGTAATACTAATAGCACCTTTATTAACAGCCACATCTGCTAATGCTAATTCATATGCATCGGCATCTCTTTGTAAAGTCGGTGCTACTGGTGAACTTGCAAATTGTCCTTTTTTTACATAAGAATATATTTTTCTTTCAGCTGTATCCATTCTTAATACAACTCTATCTATTCTATTAAGCACTCCATCTGCTACGTCTATATTTAATATATAATCATCTGTATTAATATATATAGCACCATTTAGCCATGCCTTACCTTGTTTAATTGTAATTGTCATATTGCTGTTAGCAATGACCTGTAAATTAGTTGACGGATTAGGAAATACACCATTCCCAATAAAGCTTGCAAAGTATTCTCTAAAATCTTCTGCTTTATATCTCCTATCCCCATTTACACTATTGAAAACAAAGCTCTTTTCCATTATTTCACCATCCTTTTTAACACAGCCAGTAAGCTTGGTATTCTTGTACCAAAAGTAGCTTTAAGTTTCATACCATCATTACCGTAGACTTCCTGTATTTCTACAATTCTACTATCCATAGTTACTTTTAATTTCTTATCCTGGATAGTAACTATATCCCCTAAATCATAGTCTTCTTCATACACAAATGTACTATTTGGATTAATTTCTAATTCAAATGTTTTTAGTTCTTTAATCTCTTCAAGCTTAACTAAACCTTCTTTTTTTATATCCTCTACTTCTTCTGATGTACTATCTAAAAATGTTTCCATTCTTTCAAATCCAGTTATATCACCAAGGTTTAAAACTAACTTTTCTTTACTTCCAATGTAAAGAGAATTTCTACTATTAATAATGCTTTCTGTATAATGTCTAGTCTTTATGTTATTAAAATCAGAACGAAAAATAACTGGAGGGTTAGTGTTTTGATTAACTGTTAAGTTTTTCCCTTGCATTACATCAAATATAAATTTCTTTTGCTTATGATCTAGTACAATGTTCCAACCAAGCTTGCTATATTCACCTATTTCTTTTAACTTTTCGTCTAAGCTTTCATAAGCCCCTCTCCACCTATCATTTTCACCACGTTTTTTATCTACTGCCACAATCAAGTTATCTATTCTTCTATTCAAGTCTGTTGGATTAACACAGTTCCTATTTACAAAATATTTCATTATAGTTTCCTGGTTACCAATACAACTATCAAATTCTTGTCCTGTATCATGTATTATAATTCTTCTTTTAGCTAGTCCTTGGAGCGTTACACCTTTTATTAAAAGTGTCTCTGTTTCCTGTCCCCCTTCTCCATAAACAAACTCCCGGTGTAATATTAATCCCACCTTGTTATAATCTTTTCCTAAGAGAATCAAGTTATTTTTTACTAATTTATCCGTATGAAGTTTATTAGAATTAATTTTAAATTCAAATTCTCCACATTCAAAGAATCTTCTAGTTATAGAAAAGCTTTCATAATTGTCTATAACACCTAATAGATTTATATCCTTATCTAATATTTTAGCTGTCTTAATAATCTACACCCCCAAATACAGCGAAGTATGATAAATTGCTACCTCTAAATTATCTATACCACTTTCCGCATCATATCTAAACAAGTTATCTCCTACCTCTAGCTGTAAGAACTCCGAATCTAAATCAATCCAATTGAAGACATTCTGCGTAACTCCATTATTTTTTACAAGTTCTATTCTTTTGTTACTAAACTCCGTAGTAACTTCTAAAACATCCCCAGCACTAAGTGTTCTATTAATTTTTATAAATTCTCTAGTATTAACATTAAACAATGAAGGATTTACTACTGTAGCAAGTGCTTTAAATTGTATTCTCATTCCGCAAGGAACGGCTCCAGTATTATTTATATTAACAATTAAATTGCTAACTCTATGTCCCATTTCTATACCTTCTGATGGAATTTCTAAAGGAAATTCAAAATCACCGACCCATAAGGCCACTTCTTCTTTTTTAGTGTAGATATCTTCCCAAAATGGATTGGGAACTAAAATTTGTACTAAGAATTTTTGAATAGATCCAACCTTGTCTTGAAAGGTTATATCTTGCACTCTTCCTTTAATTTTTCTACTTGTTGCATTATTTGTATAAACAAGTTCCCCATGAAACTTAGGATTAAATATATTTGTTAAATATTCTCTTTTTCTATCTATATCCTCAAAACTATCACCTACTAATCCTCCCGTTATAGGCAATAGTTTTTCTTTAATAGATATATTATCTATACTAACTCCATCTTGTCCCGCACTTATAGATGTATTTATACTAGTTGCTGTATTAGCTACATTTTCTATCTTTTCCAAAACAAAAGGACGAGAGTTACTTAAAGTTACTTCTTGTCCTTTAGAATTTCTATATATTAATTTTTGCAACTCTAATACTCCCTTCTTATGCCATAGAAAAGGCTAAACTTCTTAATTCACTTTCTATACTTCTACTACCTCCATTATTGCCGGAGGCATACACATTAAATGTATTATTTCTATTATTAGTTACACTATTATTATTTGTAGTAACGCTACTAACACCTCTACTTAAATCTAAAGCATTTTGCCTTGCTCCGTTTATTTCAGCGGTTATACTTGCTATCATATCCTTAATTTCTTGAATCTTTGGACTAAATCCATCAACTAGTTTTTGTCCTAGTGTTTGTCCGGCATACTCATATTCTTTACTATAAGAATGAAGTAACTCTACAATTTGTTTTTGATTATTATCCATTATTAATTTTTCAGCCTCTGCCTGGAGCACTGCATCTTGGGTCCTCTTTTCACAAAAACTTCTATAGTCTTCTAGCTGCTTTTCCAAGCTTTGCTTATTACTTTCATATACAGAATTAATATTTTGTAATTTCTCCTCTTTTTCTTTTTCTAATTTTTTCTTCTGTTCTTCTAACTGTTCTCTGTGTAATCTTTTCTCTCTTTCTTTAAGTAGATTATTAAGTTCTTGCTGCATTTCTGCTTTGTTAAACTCATTATGTTCAAAATCAATAGCAGACTTAAGATTATTGATTTTCTTAATTTCTTCTGCATCTTTATCGGCCTTTTCTTCTTCCTCTAACTGTTCTTCTATAGCTTTTATTTTAGCGTCATATACATCATTTATTCTTTTTATGGATTCATCTTTCCATTTTTCCAAATTTTGAATTTGAGCATTTATAGATTCCTCTTGTAGTTTTAGCTCATCTTCATATTTTGCTTTTAATGCGTTAGCTATATCTTCCTTAAACTTATCTATGTAATCTGATAAGTTTTTAGCTGCATCCTTTACTGCATTAGCCATATTTTCTAATTCTACTCTAGCATTTTCAAATTCTTCTCTAGCTTTTACTGTTTCTTCTGCTGCGATTCCTAAAGTATACGCTAAATCTTCATATCTTTTCCTTAAGTCTTCAACTTTCTTAGATTGAACAACTACAATAGCCTCTTGGTTCTCTAAATCTTTTATTAAATCTCCTGTTTTAACTTTTAGAGATTTAATTGCTGTATCATAAGTAATCATGAGGTCTTTAAAGATGTTTTCTTCCATCTTTAATGATTTTTTAACTTCTTTCTCTCTCTTGTCTAATAATTTAATTCCATCATCATAGTATTCTTTAAGCGCCTTTTTTGAACGCTCTAAGCTGTCTACCTGTGCTTTCTGATTAGCTTTAGTAGTATTCAAGACTTGTTTTTGGTACTGCCTTAAGGTAGCTATTTGATTAGCATAATTCTTTTTAGCGTTTTTATCCTTAGTATTCCTCTGTAGATTTTGATAGTACGCTATTTCCTGATCTACCCTAGCTTTTTCTGTCTGCAGCTCTATTGAGTTTTCATTCTTTAATATTCTAAGTCTGTCCTCTACACTTTTAACTCTGTTTTCATAGTCTTCTTTGAGGAATTCTTTACTTTTTTCCACCTCTTCTTTATTAAGTTTATTTACAAAGTTTAAGTATTTTTGATATTCATCTCTATTATAAACACCCCAATTAAGCTGCCTTGCCACTCTATCTTTTATTTCTTTATCATTTGTATTTATCTTTATTTGTATATCGTCTAGCTTATTTTCTGTAACATCCTTTATAACTTGTGCTGCTAGATTAGCTGCACTTTCTACTTTATCTTTGTTTTCCAATATACCTAAAGCTAAACCTTCACTTGAAAATTTTCCTAGTTCTTGCATGACCCTTGAAGGAGAATTTATACCAAGTGCTTTTCTTGTTTTAAAATTTATTCCATTTGCTGTTTCTAATATAGAATCATGTACTAAATTTCGACTATTATTTATTCCATCTGCTAAGCCTTGTGAAAGATTAACTCCCCATTCTCTAGATGTTGCATAGCCAATTTTATTATCTAATTTATCAAATAAGGCCATGGTGTTTCTGTTATTTAAAACTGTTTCTCCACCATCAAACCACAATAGTTCGGGGCCTTCTTCTCCGACTAAATTCCAGCCACGTTTAGCATTAGTTGTCCCAGTTGCATATGCTTCGCCGCCTTCTTTTTTAGTTGCACCTTTTGTTCCAATTCCTCTTAAAGTATAATTAAATTGTTTAGCATCAGGATGCCATCCATCCCACCAACTTTTTAATTTATCCCAAGTGGTTAACATATTTCCACTAGTAGTGTCTACACTTTCTCCAATATCTTTATTCATAGATGTTATTTTTTTTACTACTTCTTTCTTTTGATTCTCTGCCTTATCAATGCTTTCTTTTCTCTGCCTTTCAGCTTCCTTCAACATTTTATCGGCCTGATCTTTTGTAATAAGTTTACTTTCATCTCGCAGTTTAATTATATTTCTTACAGCGCCGTCATATTGCTGATTAGCCTTATCTACAGTACTTTTCCTTTGTTTCTCTGCATTTTTAATAACTTCGCTCGCTTGCTCTGCTGTTATTCTTCCATTGTAGTTTTTTAACCTTTCCATTATTACCTTTTGTTCCACTTCACTAGCAGACAAAGTTTTAACTGCATTTTCTTTCATTTGTTTTTGTAGCCCATCTATCGTTTGCGCTTCTTCTGTTGTGATCTGTCTATTATGATTTACCGCATGTTGGATAATTGAATTAATTTGATTTTGCAATGAATCTACTGTTTTTTTCTTGTTTTCCCAACTTGTTGCGGTTGTTTGTAATATTTTGGCCTCTTCCGTAGTAGTAAGAACATTACTTCTGCTAAAAAATTCTTGTTGGCTTTTTAATTCCTCTGTTTTCTTTTTGTCTAGGCCACTCTTTATTTTATCTCCCATATCTTTATATATTTTTTGTAAATTATCAGATTGTTGTTTTGTAATAGATGTACTTTTATTTAAAGTATCTGCAAAGTCTTTTATTGTTTGTTCTTTCTGTTTTTTTGTAAGTCCTTTGGTCCCGTTTACCATTGCTGAGTACTGTTTTATAATTTCATCTTTATTTTTCTTAGTTAGTGTTCCTGTATCACTGACTAATTTTTTAAAATTACTTGTCATGGTATTTTTTTGCTCATTGGAAATTTTACTAGATTTCTTACTCATGTCAGTAAAATTTTTCAACACCTTATCTTTAGCTTGTTTAGTAAATTTATCAGAATTTCCTACTAAATTTACTAAAGTACCACTCGCTTTTTTATCTAGTTCCATGTAAGCCCCAACAGCTTGCTTAGTGGATTTAGATATTTTGACATTTGCAGTTTCAACACCTTTAGATGCAACGTGGTAATTCATCATCTCACTGGAACTTGTCTTTACCTTGTCCGCAAATAGGTCTACACTTGGTACTGCATCTTTTTGTAAATGTTTATATAATGCTACTCCAGCAACTGTTGCAGCACCAATTCCCAATACCCAAGGGTTCAGAAGCAATGTTCCTGCTTTTGCAGCTAATCCCATTGCAGTAATACCTTTGCCAGCTAGTCCTGTAGCTACACTTGCTGTTGTAGTTGCTGCTTCTGCTCCTTTTGTAGCAAGTGTTACTTTACCCATTACTCCTGCGACTTTACTTCCAAGACTTAAAATACTTCCAAATCCAGTGGCTAATTTTCCTATTCCTACTATAGCAGGACCTGTAACAACTGCAAACATACTAAATTTAGCTATCATGTTTTGTGTTTCAGGACTTAACGCTGCAAATCTTCGTGCTAATTCAGTTATTTTGTCAGCTATATCTCGTATAGTTGGTGCTAATGCACTACCAATGCTTATTGCTGCACCTTCCATTGCAGATTTTAAACTTCTAAAAGCACCACCTATATTATCTTCCATTGTTTCAGCTGCCTTTGCTGCACTACCATCAGCTTTTTTCAGTTCATCTGCATACTTTCTTACACTATCTCCGCCCTCGGTCATAAGAGCGTTAATCCCTGCTATAGCTTCCTGTCCAAAGATAGTTACAAGCGCATTCATTTTTTGTTCTTCTGTTAATTTAGAGGTTCCCTTTTTAACCTCATCTATAACCTCGCCTAAAGCTTTCATTTTACCGTTATTATCAAATACCTTAATTCCTAGTGCTTCCATTTTCTCTGCCGAAGCCTCTGAAGGTTTAACTAATCTAGAAATAGCACCTCTTAATGCAGTTCCTGCCTGGCTACCCTTAATTCCATAATTACTCATTAAACCTATAGCACTGGCTGTTTCTTCAAGCGACCACCCTGCGGTATTGGCCATACTTCCAGCATATTTTAGTGCTTCAGCCATATCATTTACCCCTAGGTTAGCTTTATTAGCTCCTAAGGAAAGGACGTCAGCAACATGACTTGCATTTTTAGTCTCTATACCAAATTGGCTCATGGATGATACTAATACATCTGTACTTTGTGTTAGATCTATAGCTCCTGCTTGCGCTAAATTAAGAACTGCAGGCATAGTATTCATGATTTCTGTTGTTCTATAGCCGGCTTGCCCTAGCATTACCATACTATCTGCTGCTTCTTTAGCACTATATCTAGTTTTTACACCCAAATCCTTAGCTTGGTCACTCATCTTTTTCATATCTTCTGTACTAGAGTTTGTTATAGCTTTTAATTGACTCATGCTATCGTCATAGTCAGCTGTCGTCTTTACTGCTATTGCTCCTAGTCCAGCTAAAGGTGCCGATACTTTTGTAGTTATATTTTTCCCTATGGATTCCATTTTCTTTCCTGCAGTTTTAAACTTATTTCCTGCAGAATCGAGTTTCTTTGAAATTTTATTCCATGAATTTTCTTGTTTATCTATTTCTTTACTGGTATTAGATAGCTCATTCTTGAGGTTCTTTAATTTAGCTTCAGCATTATTAGCCTTAACATTCCAGTTGTCTATGGCTCGTACGTTGTTTCTTATTTTCTCTTCACTGTCAGCATACTGTTTATCAAGTTTTTCATATTCTGCTTTAAGTTTTTTTGTTTCTTCTGCATTTTTACCTAAGCTCTTCTCAGAATCTTCCCAGGCTTTTTTCGCATTATCCACCTTTTCTTTTAATTTCTCATGTGCTTTACTATTGTCTTCTAATGTTTTTTCACTTTCTGTTATTTTAGCTTTATATTTTGCTACTTTTTCAGCTTGTAATTCAATACTTTTTGATAACATTTCTTGCTTAGATTTAAGACCGTCCAATCCTTGTCCATGATCCTTTAACCCTGCAGTTGCATTTTTAAATTCACTCTGTACTAATCTCATAGATCTATTAAGGTTTTGTATGCCTTCTTCAAAGTTAGACTTATCCATAGCCACTCGTACTACTAAACTGCCTACATCCTCTGCCATATACATACCTCCTTTCTATGTAAAATAAAAAGAGCCTAGTCTCCTAAGCTCTTATAACCAGCTACATTGGTCTATATAAACATCATTTTCTTTTTTTTCTTCATTAGTCCAACCATTAAATTTACAATGTTCCCCCCAAACTAATAATAATTTTCTTAATGTAAGCTTCCAAAATTCTCTCTCAGAAAATCCTAGTTGAACCTTTGCAATGTAAAAAAGCCAGCTCCAAGGTAATGTCCTATCCTTAGAGTGGCTTATATGTTTTTTTCATCTTCATTCTTTTCAGGCAAAGAACCTAATAAAGCTTCTCCTAATTTGCTTGAAATTATATCTATCTCTGTTATTGTCATCAGCCTTCCAGCTTCTTTTTCTGTTATTTCTTCATCCTCATATTTTAAAGCCAACCATAAAGTATAACGTAAATCTTTCATTTTTATATTCTTAGATAATTTTTCAAATGCAGCATCTATACTTTCAAATTTTTCTTCTAATTCGCACATAGCATTTAGATCAAATACAAAATGTCTTTCTTTATCTAATTTAATTGGTACTCCTATTTCTTTAATATCTCTACCATTCATTTTATTACCTCCTAAAATTCAAATAAGCAAGAGCATTAAGCTCCTGCTTTTACTGGTTTCTTTCCTGTTTTTAAGAAGTCAACACTAAAGAATTCTTCCTCTGTTGGCGCTCCAGTAGTATTGGTATCAGCTTTAAATTTATGCTTACCATCATTCACTCTAGGCATAAATACAAACTTTGCCTTTTGTGTTTGGAATTCTACCTTATCGTCTTGGGTTTTAGCCTCGTCACTCATTGGCTGCATTTTTCCTTTCAGCAGCCATACCATTCTTTTCCCATCACTAGACTTAGGTGCCATAAAACCAAAAGCAATATATGGGGGATTAAAGTTCTTATCCTCTATCAAAACACCATCCTCATATTTATATCCTAATAACTCTGCTTGCTGTTCTAATGTCAAGTCTGCAACATCAATATCTACATCTATAGAGCCGATAGCACTTGCAGTTTCAAGCAATTGGTCATCTCCATATAACTTAGCATCATTTACTTTATTATCAACCTTTATACTTCTAGCACCTGTCAATTTTTTGATTTCTGTTTCATATTCAAATCCAGTTATATCATCTTTCTCTAAAATGCAATACCTAAACCCATGTAATCCCTTAATAGCCATTATTATTCCTCCTCCTTATTTTCTATATAATAAAAGAACCTCAAACACTTATGAAATATTCCTGTATCGGGTTCATATAAATCTGGTACACTTGGTCTTTTTATAAAACCAGCTTTTTTAAGCAATTTTACAGTATCTATTTTTAATTGTTCTACATTCCCTTTGCTCCATATATCTACTTGCATATAAAGCCCTGTAGCAATTTCTGTATCATCTGCAAAACACTCTCCTTGCTCGTTATAACAGAAGAAAGTTATATATGTCTCTTCTTTTCCCTTATAAGTTTGAAAATTCACTGGAATGTTTAGAGGCTTTAGAGCATCTATTATTAATTTATTTATGCTCATAACCCTAACCCCTTTCTTAATTCGTCTTTTATCACTTCCTTAGCTTCTTCTTTTTTAGATTCGTAAGCTGGCCCCATAAAAGGTCTTGCCTTCATTTTGCTTGTGCCAAATTCCAAAAATTTACCATAGAATATCTTGCTATTATCTCCTTTTTGTATTCCAGCTAAAACAAATTTATTTCCACCTTTTTTACGTACTCCACTTACCTTTAATCCTTTTTTTAATTTTTCAGTTTTAACTGACACACTATTTTTAGCCTCTTCTACAATTAACTCCCCAGCTTTTTTTAATGCTTTATTTTCTATCCTAGTTCCAGCCTTCCCCATATCTTCTATTTTTCTAATTAAGTTATCCATTCCATCTAATTCCATACTAGCCACTAGAATTCACCACACTTGCATGTATTTCATATTCAACGTGTCTTTCATTTAAATCATTTATAGATTTAATATTGTAGAGCTTTTTATTATATTTTATTTGTATATCTGGTGTAAGCCCTTTAAAGTATCTACAATTATAGATCTTGTCATCTTGGGCTTGTACTGCTGCGGCATTGTAAAATTCTCTACCCCTTAATCCTCTTACACTCGCATAACACTCATGAATTAAATTTTCTCCATTTGTAGGATATCCGTCATCATCTATGCCATCTTCTATAACTACAAATTTTATTTTTTTATTAAGTTTGCCTGGATCCATCTGCTTCACTCCTTTTAATCTTCAAATACTCAGCTTCAAGCTGAAGTAAAATGGAATCTAAACTGAAACTTAATTTATGAAAATTAGGTCCTGTGGTCTCAATTACTCTATTTTCATACCAATGGCTTATAAGTAATTTCAAACAAAGCTTATATAGCTCTAATATTTCATTATCTTTTATCATGTCTTCTGTTAAGCCTGTTCCATTTTTCACATATGATTTAGCTGCAAATAAAAGAGAAGATAAAGTTATGTCTTCATCTTCTATTCTTAAATATTTTTTTATTTCTTCTAATTCCATAAAAATAACACCTCCTCTAAGGTGCTAATATCGCTGCTATTAAGTCAGCTTTATTCATACTGGAATATCCAACTATATTCTTATCTTTAGCTATAGATTTTAATTGCTCTACTGTCATAGCTTCTAATTCTTCTTTTCCATATGTTATGTGTTCTGCATTTTCTTCCCCCATTGTTTCTTTTGGGGGTTCACTAGGGAGTAGTTGTTTTGGCTATTCTGAATGCAGATTTTAACTTAATTTGGTGGTCAAACCATGCTGTTAAAACAAAGCACTCCATACCTGTTTTTACGTCTTTGTCCCTCTCATAAAGCATATCTAAATCATAGTTAAAATGTGAATATCTCATATCACCTACTATTGGATCAACTGCACTATCACAGAATATAGCCGGCTTTCCTAATATTTGCTCTGGTTGTGCTGCATAAAGTGTAGCATTACCATTCGCAAGCATTTCAATTATATCCATATAATCAGCATATCTCATTATTATTTTTGCATTTTCTCTATAATCTTCATGAAGATCTGCTATAGCTGCCTTTATCGCTTTATACTTATTTACTCCTTCAACTGTTTTTATTGCATTTTTAGTTGAGTAAAAACTCATATGTTCTTCACCTATTTTTGATGTTGTAGTAAACGCAACTTTCTTTTCTTTTGCTGATAGACCACTTTCTAATGCCATCTCAACAGTTTGTACTATATTAGTATTAGTACCTCTTAAAATAGTCTCTGAAACTGGTGCAAATACTTTAAATTTATGTCTACCAAACTGTACTGTATCTCCATCAGCTTTTAATTCTTTTGCAGTTTCAGTATCTGCTATAAAATCGTCATTATCCAAAGTAAATGTTATTTTAGGTACTTCTAAATTTGTTTCATTAGTAAATGTGGAAACATCTCTTAATGGGTTTTTAACAAAAGGTTCATGTAATAATTCATTTTGCATAGTCTTAGGTAAGAATTTTTCTCCACCTGTTGAATTATTATCTCCTAAAGCTGCTTTCACTTCCATAGAAACAGGATTATTAGACATTGTGGCTTTAATTAGTTCAGCCTTAGCATTTATTTTTTTATCCTTTTCATTTCCACCTGTAATAACTTTATTTTTAAATTTTTGTTCCGCTTGTCTGTCCATTTCCTCTATTTGCGCTTTTATTCCTGCAAATCTTTCTTCTAAATCCTTAACATTATTTTTTTGCTCATTTCTTGCTTCTAATGTAGTCTTTGCATCAGCATACATAGAGGTTAATTTTTCATTTGCTGCTTTTAAATCCTGACCTATTCCTGCTAACATTTGTTCTAATTGATATCTATTCATATATTCTTTCCTCCTCAAATTTTAAAATATTATTTACCCTTGCTATAAGAGCCTCTATCTCTTCATCCTTTTCTATTTTTTCAGTATTTTTTATAGGTTTATTTTGTTTTTCAGTTTTATTTAATAACTCCTTAGGAGTATTTTTATACTTAGCGAATAGCTCTGTATTAATGCTTGCTGCTATTTCTTTTTCTTCTACTAATTCATCACATAATCCATAATCATAACATTCCTGAGCTGTAAGCCATGTCTCATTATCCATAATTCCTATTAGTGTTTCTCTACTAAGTTTATCGCCTGCTTTACTTAAGTAAGCTTCAATTAAGCTTTCTCTTATTTTATCTAAATCATCTGCTTGTTTTCTTAGTTCTTTTGCATTCCCATAAGCAAATGTCCAAGGATTATGAATCATCATCATGCTATTTTTAGGCATAAAAATAGTATTGCCTGCCATTGCTATAACACTTGCGATACTTGCTGCAACTCCATCAACGTGAATATTTATTTTTGCTTTATGTCTTTTAATTATGTTGTAGATTGCTTGCCCTTGAAATACTGATCCACCAGGAGAATTAATATATATATTTAAAGTATCAATGTCTCCTAAACTATCTAAGTCTTCTTTAAAACTTTTTGCAGTTGTATCAGTATCATCCCATTTATAAGACACTATATCACCATAGATATACGCTTCTCCTATGTTTTCATTTTCTGTTGAGTTTTTAACCTCCCAAAATTTCTTATTTGCCATTCTTTTCACCCCCTTTCAGTAATAAATCAATTTTATCTATCGGAATCAAATCCCTTGATACAAATAATTGATCTCCACCTTTTATCGGTTGCATTTCTTCCAAAGCTCTTATTTCATTAGGTGTAAACCAAGCACTCCTAATACCTTTAAAATAAAAATCTCCTCTAGTTTTCATATCTGCCCTGGCTAAACCATTCAGATTAAACTTAAAGGAGTATCCCTCGTTTCTTTGTTGTTCTGTAAGCAATTTTTTATTTAATTCTTCTTCATACTGCCTTATAACAGGTAAAATAGTATCTTTTATATATTCCAAATCTGCTTGTTCAGCACTAGAATAACCTTGTTTTTCAGCTAAAAGTTTATGGAGTGGTATATTATATACCCTGGCTACCCTAGCAATAGTTATATTTTCTACATCGAAAACTTTAGGATCTATAAATGAACTATTCTTTAACTCTTGAAATTCTTTGCCCTGGTCTACAAATAAAATTCCATTCTTTTGAAACCTTCCTATCATCTCTGTATACTCATTCATAGCATCTTTGTTTAATTTAGCTGCTAATTTAATAACTATATTTGCCTTTAATCCATTTTTCATCTGATTTAAACTAAATTCTTTAATTTCTCTGTCATAATCTATGGTATTCCTTAAAACATCTAATGGGTTAATACCTTTATAGCCATTAACAGAAATGTGGCTAAAATGTATTATATGAGAATTATGCACATACATTAAAGCATCTTCATCCCTAATCTCATACCAAAGTTCCTTAGTACCTTTTTCTATTATAGGAGTAACGAAATCAGGGTTTAAAATATGCATTTTTATAGGTTGATGCATATAATCATATTCTTTTATAGCATATGAGTTGCCCTTAGTATTTTTTAAAGTTTCCATACATCTAACCCACTGTAGCATAGTCATATATGAAGTAGGGTTGTATTCTATCATTCTAGATAAATCATTATCTTCTGGTTTAGTTATTTCATAATTTTTATAAAGTTTAAGAGGCAAACTACCCATTGTATTACTTAATAATGACACTGCTGAGAATATAGTTTCATTTGTTGCTAAGTCAGTATTAAAAAAGCTAAAACCTTCTCTATAATCTCTTACAATATTAGTTTTGAATGGTGCTTTAATTAAACTTTTTATCTTATTCCATATTCCCAATTTTCCACCTCCCTCCTATATATCTGGACTATAAAATATATCTCCTGATCCATCATCTAATATAACCATTCCTCTTACATGTGCATTTATTACTGCAGCTGCAGGGTCTATTTTTTCACTGGATTTTGCTTTATCTAGCATTATAAATTCCTGTGCATTTTGTTTAGTTACCGCATTTCCTATTGCCCATGTTAAAAGTCCATCACCACTATGCTCTAACTTTTTATCATATATCTGGTCCCTAAAATCTTTAGTAGGTTCATTTAATGTAAATGGTCCTTGTCTAACTTCAACCATCACATAACCTTCCTGCTCCATTTCCTGTACAAATTGTGTAGCATTGTATGGGTCATACCCTATCTCTTTAATTTTTAAATTATATTTTTGTTCCTGTTCTTGTATCCATTGTTTAACAAAAGCATAATCTATTACTGCTCCTGGTGTTACAGTTAAATGTCCTTGCTCTTTCCATAAATCAAAAGGATATTTACCTTCGTTTAATCTTCTATCATAGGCTTCCTGTGGTATAAAAGAGTGCTGAAATGGATAATACTTGCCATTCCTTTTAAATTCAAAAGCTATAGAAGTCAAATCAAGCTTAGTTGATAAGTCTAAGCCTCCAACACACTCCTCACCTTCAAAATCTGCTAAAGATAATTTGTTATTTTCACATTCAGACCACTTTGTCATGTTCATGTAGCCATTTTCTCTAGCATTTACCCAAATATCCATATACTTAGTTTTAAACTTAGTCATCTTTTCAGGAGCATCAAGCGCTGCTTTTAATTCACTTCTTATTTTTCTTAAACCTAAAGGATATGTGGCTAAAATAGGATTTGCTTTAATCCAATTACTTTCATCTTTTATATCATCTTTAGAATCTAGTTCACAAATCATTACAAAATATTCATCATTCGTAATATCTTTTAAGTTAGGATCAAGTATTTTACTAACATATTGATATTCCTTATAACAAGGACTATTTAAATCCACTCCTGCAGTAGTTATAATAACCATAAGTGGCTCTGTTCTAGCGCCCATACCAGAAAGAATAGATTCATATATTTCATCTGTTTTATGTTGATGATATTCGTCACATATTCCCAAGCTTGGGTTATCGCCGTCACCATTATTTTTAGCTTCCTTGGATAAAGGTTCTATAATAGAACCACTCCTTAAGTGTGTAATAACCCCATAACTTTCTTTCCATTTACCTTTTAAAAAGTCATTACCCTCTAGTTGGAATTTCATTTCTTTGTAAACTATCTTAGATTGTTTTTTAGTCCAACCACTTATATAACATTCCTGTTGTTCATCAGATAAGAAACACTCATAACTAGTTATTAATGCTAACAATTGAGATTTTGCATTTTTTCTAGCAAGCTGAATATATACTTTTCTAAACCTTCTATAGCCTGTTTCTTTCTCTTTCCAACAAAATATGTTCCCAATTAAAAAGAGTTGAAAATCTACAAGATCAATATTTTGACCTTTAAGAATTCCAACTCTATGTTTAAACATACCAGACCATTTAAAAAAGTTATAAAGTTCCTCATAATCAAAATAAAAAGGATAATCGTCCTCTTTACTTTTTTCTAAATCATCCAGGAACCTTTGGCAAGCTTGCCTATGTTTTTTACAAGCTTTTATTTTTTTCTCTACAATATCTAAAGAATAATTATAAATTCTAGTAAATAGTTGAGCAAACTCACTCACACTTTACCACCGAAAAGTTTTTCCTCTTCTGTTAGCTCCTTCTTGTCCTCTTTTTTAGGTACAACTAACTTGCACCTACTACTTATAGTTAATCCCAAATCACTTGCAGACACTCTGCATTGTTTAAATAATTTATCCTGTGTTGTTACTATGTCTTTATCCACTATCATCAATTCTGGTTTTTCAAGTATCTGTTTAGTAAGCTCTAAATACATTTTCTTTGCTATAATAAAACGAGCCAAGGCATCTATATCAAGATTAGTAATAATACCAATCTCTTTTAGTTCCTTGGCTATCTTATTAAATTCTTTTTTTAAATCAGCTGGCAAGTAAGAAGGTGCTTTGACCTTATCACTTGGAGCTTTAACTTCTTTGCTTTTCCTATCTTCTATTTCAGCTTTAGTTAAATGTTTTTTACCTTTTACTAAAAGCAAATCTGTAGGTTGCCTTGGCTTTGCCACTCTTCTTACCTCCTTTCTAGAATAGTGTATCTTTATTATTTAATTATTTCTTCTAACTTTTTAAAGCAATTAGAATGACCAAAATTTAAAATTTTAATTTTCTTAGCATGTTTATGATTTAAATTTTCATCATAAATTTTATTATAATATTCCTGCTTTTCTGCAAAACTTTCTGTCTTATTTATAATCAATTCATTCGATTTATTGTCCTGAATTTGTATTAAAACACCTATATATTTACTACCTTCTTTTATAGCGCTATTAAAGCAATAATTTAATTCTGTTAGTGTTAAACTATTGTTGATATTACTAGCTTCTTTATTATTTTTTATGTATCCTGTTTTATCATTTTCTTTTGCTAAATCTATACCAATTATTGTACGTTCCATATTTTCACCTCTTCTCAAATTTTCATTTAGGGAATTTTTTATGAGGGAATCTACCCCCTCGGTCTTTTGAAAGAGTGCTAAATTCTCTAAGGGAGGGGGGATATACCAAATTGTTTTCTAAATCTTTCTAGCAGCTCTACAAGGAGCCTTTGGGTTTCCTTCTTATCCTTACTATAGAGACTGTGTATCTTATTATGTGTAACATCTGATAAAGGAAATAGGTTGTCTACATCTAACCTTTTATCCCAATTATCTTTTACCTCTTCTATATGATGCACTGTATTAGCAATTACTATTTTACTCTCTATATAATAACTATATATATCAATTCCATTATAAGTTTTTAAAATATCTTCTCTCAATCTTTCCCATTCTTTATTATGATAAAACTTAGTATACTTCTTATCCTTGTTATATCTTATACGTTTATCATAGTGTTTATTTCTTTGTGCTTTTCTTTCCTCATATATGTGTATATGTTCCTCGCAGTAACCTGTTATATCTCTTGTTAGGTTCTTACACCAACGTTGCTTGCATGGTCTTAGACTACGTTGTGCCATTACTTTAAAGACTCCATACTTATTGCTGCTTCCACACACCTCTTCATTATATCTTTTATGTCTGCATTATTATTTATTGTTATATTCTTAACCTCATTAAAGTCCTTGCTAAACTTTAATGTATCTTCTAAAGACTTTATTCTCTCTAATTGATCTTCTAGTCTATTTAACTTATTATCAAGTTCTGTAGTATCTAAATTCAATTTAATAGTTATTATATTTCCCATTTTCTTAGGTTGTTTTCCTGGTGGTTCTGGTCTTGGTCTTGTAGTAGCTTTAACTTTATTTAACATATTATTTCCCTCCCCATTCTATCTTTTCTTTCTTTTTATCGCTTGTAATATAATAATTAACCTTTACCTTATCTCCTGTTTCTACACTTTCATACACTTCTTTATTAGTAATAGTTGTAGTTATGTTTTTGTATTTAAGTTTTATATTGTATTCTTCCGGATTAATCTGTGGTCTCATTGTGGTAGTTATAGTTTTGCCATTTGATATTGTCATTGGTATCATGGTTACACTGCTTTTAATATACTCTTTATTGGTTACAGTAGATTCTACTTCACCTACTAATTCATATTTAGTACAGCCACACAAAACAGTACACAACCCCAGAAGAATTATTAATGATATTATTATTTTTCTCATTTATATAACCCTAATTTTTTATTTACTTTATCTATTGCTTAAACAAATACATGAAAAAGAAATACAACAATGAAGAATGTATCAGTGTCCCTATAAAACAGAAAATCCTACTGCTAACTTTTTCTTCTGTAAAAGTTTGGTTTAATTTTATTATTACATTTAAAACAACCATTACTAATCCAATCCACGCTAATATTTTCACCTTATCTCCCTCTATATTCTTTCTTTTATTTCTTCTATACTTAATCCCTTATTTGTCTCTATTCTGAGCTTACATCTTTCTATTTTCTTATAATCAAATTCAACTATAATTCCATGTAATAATCTAGCTTCCATGCCATTCGTGGAAAACATTGAGTATTCATAATCTATTCTTAATAACTTTATATCCTCCAACCTTATACCTCCAAATAAAAAAGACACCCTACTGAGTGCCTAACATCTTACCTTTTAAATTATCCATCTTAATTTTAATTTTTGAATGTAGCTCTTCTATTTCTTCTCTTGTAGACTTTCCCCATTTACTTCTTAGCTTTGCCTGTAACTTTCTTATCTCTTTATTTGTATAGAAACAATTATATTTCTTATGGCAATGAGGGCACTTAAAGTAAGTTTCTATTACCCCATCTTTAAGTTTTCTTTCTTTAAATTTTTTTATTTCAAACTTCTTCTTACATCCTTTATCACAATATGTTTCCATAACTAATCTCCTTTCTAAGTCAAACATATCTAATATTCTGTTAAACTCTTCTTAGTTACCTTAAGCATTTATTTTTCAATACTTTAATGCAATTTAGTAAAAATCAATTTAACACAGGCTCATTATGTTAAACTTTACTGTTTTAAAAAAGATTTAGATAGTAAAGTTTCTTCTGGCTTTATTCATTTCATCTTGAATTATTCCAATGTACCTCAATGTTATTGACGGAGAACTGTGATTAAACATTTTCATGAGAGTTCCTATATCCTTTCTTTGTTTATAATAATGATACCCAAAAGTTTTTCTTAAGGTATGTGTCCCTAGGTTCTCTATTCCAAAATCTTTTCCAACATTCTTAATTATTTCATAAGCTCTTACCCTCGATAGTGGTTTGTTAACTCCTTCTCTACTTCTAACTAAGTATTCATCCAGTTCTTTATCTGAGCAGTACCACTTGTATTCTTTTTCTAAAAGCTTATTAATCTCTATTATATTTTGCTTAGATGTTTTTTTCTCCCTTAAGTATATAAACCTTTTACCCTTAACATCTTGAACTTTAAGTCTTAATATATCAGATATTCTTAATCCAGTATAAATTCCTGTAATAAATAAAATGTAATTTCTTTCATTAGTACGCTTTAAGTATTCCTGGATATCTCTTACTTTTTGTACATCTCGGATTGGCTCAACAAAATTCATTTTGTCACCTGCCTTATTGCTCCATGTACTCTTTTGTAAGCTTTCTCTTGCATACATTCCTTTAGGCTGTCTGTTATTTTTTGCTTTTTAATTTTTCTACTTGAGCAGTAAGGACATACTAAATATCCTCTAAACATTTCTATGTTCTCTGATAGTAAAACAATTTCTTTTTTACAATTACAACATATATAACTTGTATAAACACTTAGCATATCCTCACTCCCTTCACAAATAAAAATCACCTAAGGCTTATACTCCTTAGGTGATTTTAGTACATACACAATATGTTTATTTTTTTTATTTCTGCAGTTACCTTATTGCACGATAAAATCCCTGCGTGGGCTTTTAACCCTTATATCATATATTACATTATGTTTCTTGTTTTTGCATTAAAATTGTCTGTAATTTGTCTGTAATTTGTCTAACTTTTTTTTATTATTTAATATATCCTAGTGATACCATAAACTTTTCTAAAGCAATGTCCCTATAGAAATAAAATTTATTTTTATCTATATCTAATTCTTTTAATAACTCTTCTCTCTTTATACCATCTCTAAAATACCATTCTTCAATTATTCTTTTACTTGTAGGAAGTAAAAGTGTTAATACTTTAGTTATTACATCTACTTTCCATCTTTTTTCCATGTCCCTCAGCATATCTTCCTCAACAGTACTTGTTTTTGAGTAACTATGTTGGCTTACTTGTCCCCATCTGTTAGGTGATCCTAAACCTGGAGTTTCTATAGCCAATAACCAATATGGATAATTTCTTAAATCATTTTCTACATTCCTTTTATATTTTTTAAACATTTTTCTATTTACCACGCTTCTTGTCCTCCTTTTTTATAGCACATACGTCTTTCTCTTTACAGTTTTCGCAATTATAATGGCATAAATTGCACTTATTCTTATTAATCTTTATAACTGCCATTAATATAGTTAAACTAACTATTGCTACACTACCAAATATAACTTCTATCACCCTTATGCCCTCCTAACCATATATAAATATCCATTCATATTTTCAATACGATAGTTTTTCTCATATCTCTGTGTAAGTCTAATTCTATGTTTGAAATTCCTGTATGGTAGTACAAGTATTTTTGTTTTTCCTCTCATTTTAACCATAGTTACACTCCTTAAGATATTTTTTTATATTCATGCTTTATATTTTCTTCACTTAGCTCAGCATAAATTTGTGTCGTTGCTGGATTTTCATGCCCCATAATGTGCTGTAGCACCGGAAGAGGCATACCACTATTAATTTTTCCAGTTGCGAAACTATGTCTAAACAAATGTGGATATATTGACTTTTCTGTCCCTACTCTCTTTGCAATTTTTTTAATTTCTCTTTGTATAGACCTTCCACCTAATCTTGCATGAGTTCCTTTGCTAGCTACAAATAAAGCTGGAGTTATATCATTCCTTATTGCTAAGTATTTTTTTAGCAGTATTTTAGTTTTAACATCAAAATATACTTTTCTCTCTTTATTTCCCTTACCTATAACATGTAAACTCATTTCATTCCAGTCTATATCATTTTTATCAATTCCTACTACTTCACTAAGTCTACAGCCAGTAGAAATTAAAAATTCTAGCAAAGCCTTTTCTCTATTAGTTTTACAAGCTTGTCTTAACAATTCTAATTCTTCCTGATTTAATGCACGACGTACTCTTTTAGGTTGCTTAGTCTGCTTTAATTTTAAGCTTGGATTCTTTGGTATATATTCTTCCATATGCAACCATCCGAAAAAACTTTTCAATATAGATATTTGACCATTTACACTACTTGCTTTCATTTTTTTACACCTTTGTGCTAAAAATATTCTTAAATCCATTGCATTTATGGTAGCTAATGGTTTTCTTAAATAATCTGCAAATATTGCTAAATTATATTTATAATTCAGCAATGTTTTTAAACTTAGGCCATCAAGTTTTTTAGCAGCTAAGTATATTGCTATTTTTCCTTCTATATCGCTTGTCATTAATGCTTTTTCTTGTGGCAATATATTATATTTATATAGAACTTCTTCAACTAGTTCTCTAGCTTTTAATTGATTTATTTCTGGAAACTCCAAAGATAATTTTCCAACTAATTTAATTACAACTTCATCCTTGCTATTTGTACTACACATAATTTTTCCTCCTATATTGCCACCGAGATACACTAATGTTATAATATCTCTAGCAGTTTATTTTTAAGAGAGCTAACGGTTGTCCAAACTAACTAGCTCTCTTTTTATTTTTTGTTCTTTAGTATTTCTTCTGGCCTGTTCTATTTTTCTGTTTCCATTTCTTTATCTTGGTTTTTCTTTTGAATTTTATTAGTTTCTTTTTCATTATTCATATATTTATCAAATATACTAATTTGCTTTCCGAACTTAATATATCCTGATATAATCTCCATAATTAATCTCCTTTTTATATTATTGTAATAACACACTAATACAGTTAAGGTGCAAGAATACACGCTTTAATCCTTACACCTATTCAATTTTTATTTTCCACTTATCTTTTGCATATAATTATAAACATTTTTAATTATTATATTTACTGATCTATCCCCTACTCTTTTAACTTGAAACCTTGATTCATCATGATAAGATTTTTCATCTATATATAAATCTATATCCCTATCTATCTTTATTCTTACTCTTTTAAATTTTTTATCTACCCATTCTTTGTCTACATCTATTTTTTCTTTTATACCCTGTTCTGCAATAAATCCTTCGTAATTTAATTTAGCATCTGAATTTTCGCCAAATATATCATTAGAAACTTCTTCTATATCTATAGTATCTTTTTCTTTTAATAGTTTTCCTACTGTTCTTATTATTTTTTCTGATGTTGCTGCATCTTCATTCAAATTGATTTTAGACCACTTTTCCGTAGCTTGTACAAATGCTTTTGTAGAATCCCTTTCATTTTCTATTATGCTGCACCCTAGATATTTATTTATAAAATAATTTGATCCATATTCCTCGCTAGTTTTATTTTTTTTCTGCTTATCTATAACCATCAAATTAAATTCTTGATCTTCTCTTATAGGCTTTATAAATGCACACTTTTCTATCTTTTGAGCACTGGCAGGTAATCCTGTAAACTCTGGCACTATATCTATACCTACTTTATCCTCTACCATATCCACTACATGAATATAATTTTTAACATAATCCATTTTTAATATAGCCAACATTGGGCCATATTCTGTTGATATAGAAACTATCATTAAATCACAAGAAGATATATTATCATTACCTTTCATCAATATAAAAAGTTGTCTAGCCAATTCCTTAGAAACATCTAATAAATCATCTTGGCCATTTAAATATTCTTGTGAAATCTCTTTTACTACATTTTTCTCTTCATTAAATTTTGCATATCTTAAACATTCATCCTTTAAACATTTATCTATAAGTTTTAATATATATTTATAACATTCATCATCCAATCTTAATTTATATTCATTTAATACTGGCTCCTCACTATTATTATCTAATATGTGAACTACCGCCTCATTTATATTTACTTCTTTTATATATTCCATATTTTTAACTCCTCTTCTATGATTTTTACACTACCTATATTAACTTTCTACCGCAAAACGGACAATAAATTATATCAAAATATCCTTGTGCCTCACCGTAATAACATAATACTATTCCTGGAGTATCTCCTTTAACTTGTAGTATTATAGCTTGATTTGGTTGAGGTTCTAATCTTGTAGGGCTTTTCATAATGTTAAAGTTTTTTCCATACTCTTCTTTGCAATATTGGCACATTTTAATTTATCCCTGCCTTCTTAATTTATTTGTATTACGACTATTAAGCTACCATATATTCATTTGTAATAACTTTAAAAATTGCTTCCAATATTGTTATTGGAATACTATTGCCAGCTTGTTTATATAGTGCTCCATTTAATTTACCAGGTATTCCAGAATGAACATTTAATGCATTATAAAAATCTTCATCTGAATAACCTTGTAATCTCCAACATTCCAATTCAGTTAAATATCTATACTTCCCATTACCTAAGTCAACTACTCCACTATTAGGGCATCTCATTTGCTTTGTAGTTATAGTAGAACAACAATCATTTATTACCTCAACCCTTCCACCAAAATTACCATTCTTATCATGCATTTTTTTAAGCATACTCGGTTGGGTAACTATATACTTTTCTTCCTGTGTGTCTTCTAAAAATTCTCTTATATGTGGAGCTTTCTTCCTCTCCAATGCATTAAAATTAAATAATGTTCCGTCTAAACAACTTATTGTAAATACTCTTTCCCTCTTTTGTGGGAGTCCAAAATCTAATGCATTTAATACTTCAAAATTACTTGTGTATCCCATGTTTTGCATTTCATCTAAATATTTATTAAAATTATGTCTCATATGTTTACTTAAAACATTCTTCACATTTTCCCAAATAACATATTTAGGTTTCCATACACCCATTTGCTCAATAATGTTTATAGTTTCCCACATTAAGCTACTCCTTGTTTCCGTTCCTTTATCAGCACCCTTTTGATGCCCCGCTATACTAAAATCTTGACAAGGGCTTCCATGAATTAAAATGTCTGGCTTTAAATTATATCCAACAACACTTTGAGTTTTATATGCTAAATCTTTATGAAATATAGCGTTATAACTTCTTACTGCTTTTTCATCTATTTCAACATAATCTATAGCTTTCACTGGCACACCTAAATTTATCAAAGCCTTTCTAGGTGCTCCGATTCCTCCAAACAATTCTAATATTTGAATCAAATTATCACCTACTCTTCTGTCGCATAATAATCAAATTGTGTATTATTCTTCATATTCTATAAATGTATCTTCGCTATCTCCTTCGCTATCCAAGATTATATTTTCATAACCTTCACTTATTCTCATCATTAGTATTTCAAAGTCATTTAAATACCTTAAGCTTCTTAAATCACAACTATTTTTATAATTGCTGGTATATTTACTATCTGCTGTTGGTTTCCATGCCTGTATACTAAATTCAAACTTTAACTCTTCATCTTCTTCACACTCAAATGTAACCATATAAGTTTTATAACTGCTCCAGCTATTACTAACCTCCTCTACTTCAAATCTTGTAGTTATATAACCTCCCTCATAATCCATATCTATATTGTCTTTATCAATAGTTTCCTTACAATATTCTGTCCATTGTTTAAATATATCACTTAATTTAATTGCTCCTTTAATATCTTCACTGGTCATTAATTCTTTAAAGTTTTCTAGGATTTTTTTATTATCTAAAGCACTACTTTTTAAAACATCAATTAAAACACTATCTAACTTTGTTATATATTCTGAGTAATCATAATCTTCTAAGTAAGGTATCATTACTGATTTAACCTTATTCTCTATTACTTTCTTTATTTCTCCGTTCCAGCCAAACATATCACTTATTGATTTTTCAATGCACTTTTCTAATTGTTCTGCAATTACTTTTTCTATAATTCCTTTTTCAATCTCCTTTGTAATACAATCCTTTATACTATTTTCTAAATTATTCATATTAACTTCCTCACTTTCATTTTTTAACTTCACATTTTTATTTCATATCCCGAACTATTCTTACTTAAAACTCTTTCCCGTGTTTATATGGTCTATTTCTATTTTTCTTCATTTTCTTTTTGATTTCTTCATCTAAGTCTATATCCAAACCTCCAGCTAAATCTGCAACTCTTATTACTATATCTGCTAACTCTTCTTTAAAATTCTCTCTATCATCTTTTCTAATTCCTTCTAATGCTTCACTTACTTCACTTACTATTAGCATTAATCTAGTAGCTATGGCATTGCATTTATCTATTTTTACTTGTTTTTCTCCATCTTTTGAAATATTTATTGTCATATTTTCTAGCTGCTCAATTCTTTCCCAATCTTCCCAAAAGCCATGACTTTTAGCATTTCTATGTGCCTTTTCTACTAACTCATTTATTTCCATTACTTATCCCCCTCAATCATTTTTTGACCTACATTACCTAACATTTTTTTAATTGATGATGGTAACTGCTTTTCTTCTTTTTTTCTTATTACAGTAGCCTTATAACTTCTCATAAAATTAGACCCTATAACTTTTTCAATTCCATCTACAGTTTCTTGGCTCCAATTATGGAGTATGTTATGACTTCCTATTGCCTGTTGTATCTTTTCAGGCAATTTATTAAATTCTTCTTCAGCATTATAAGCAGAGTTTTTTATAGCTTTCCGCACTAATCCCCATGCTTCAATTTCTGTCATTTCTGATTTTCCACCACTAGTTATATAATTTATAGCTTCTATTACTTCCGCCACACTTGGTGGAAACTTATTTGTTGCTATAATCTTTTTAATAGCTATTTGTACTACGTTATATGGATAGTCCTCTAACATAGTGCTCCATAAATTGACCATAGTTTTAGCATCCGTAGGCTTTAAATCTCTAGCCCATTGTGGGTATGCTGCCTTTATAATACTTAATATTTTTATAGTTTCTTCTAGTATCATCTACATACCCCCATTCAACATATTTAAAAATGGGTTGCTTGAATCAGTATTACTTGAATTTTGTTTTATGGATTCTTGCTTCAATGGGAATACACCTTTCCAACTGTTCATTATTGATTGTTCTAATATTTTTATTTTTATATCATCATCATTAGATAATTTATCTAGGTTTTTAAGCATTAAGTCTAATGCATTATTTGTCATTTTAGATTTTATTAGAGTTCTCATTTTTATAAATTCTAATATAGTATTTTTTAATTCTTCATTTTCTGTATATTCATCAATTATTGTATTGTAAGTTTTCTTAGTACCTTCTTTCTTACTTCCTTTCTTTTTTTTCTTTTTCTCTAACTCTGTATCTTTCTCTATATCTAACTCTATTTCTATCTCTTTCTCTAACTCTATCTCTGGTGGACGTTCGTCAGACATTTGTCCTTTTGGTAATAAATTTTGTTTTTCCATTTCTATTTTCTTTCTATAGGCTCTTTTTCTATCCCCCTCTGAACTACTCTTACCTATAAAGTTTTGTATATCTAACATATAAATAGCTCCATTGTCTAATATTTCTATTAATCCTAACTCTATAAATACTTTTATAGCCTTTTCTACTATCGCAATGTTATGCCCTGTTACTGTAGCAACCATCTTAGGGTTGTATGGAATATGTTCCTTAAACATTAACCTTCCTTCATTTTTAAGTGATTTTAAATATAGTTTCATTAATATATCTGAGTATAAATACCCATTATCCATGCTTTGTAAGATTTTTATATCTTCTGTATCATAAAAATTTTCTTTAATTCTTAGATAATAATATTTTTTATTGTCACTCAAGGTTTGACCCTCCTAACTTTGTAGAAATTTTATTATGTCTTTTAAACTTTACAAATACTTCAATTTCTTATAAACTGTACTTAACGATTTTTTATTTAATTATTGTGCTCCTGGCAGGGAGCTATTTTTTTATTTTTAAATTTATTTATTATTTGACATATAGAGCTTTCACTACTACCATATATTTCTGCTATTTCTTGAAGTGATAAAAATTCTTCTAATTTAACCATGTCTTCTAAATCTTCTTTAGACTTTTTTCTATTTTTAGCAAACTTACCTTTATCAAGCAATTCAAATGCCTGCTCTATTGTACAAGGCCTTTCATAAAGAACTGCTATCGCTAATGTGCACCAATTCTCATTCATCTTTTACACCTTCTTTCTATGCACATCTTTTAAAAATACTTGCACTTCTTATTGCAATATATAATACATAATCTAAGCTTGTACACTTTCTAAAGCCAACTCTATTAAACTTAATATCATCTGTTGTAATTTCAGCAACTATTGCAAATTCTTCTTTTGTTAAATTGATTCCCCTTTCTTTTAATAACTTTCTTAGCATTTTAAATCTCCTTTACTACCTCAACATTTTTAAATATCCAATTTAGGACAAATATTTTCAAATCATTATGATCTACAATGACCTCATCTTCTGGCAAATCAACTTCTTCGAAAAATTCATAATTCTCTCCATCGAGTATTTTAATAGTTAAGTTAAATATTTCTTGATCGTATGAGAACCTAAAAATATCTATATCCACATAAAGCATTGTTCCTGTAGAAACATTTAAATTTAAATCTGTTGTTTTTATTTTTTTATTCATTTAAATTACCTCCTTTTACTGCTTGTCCCCTTTGTGGTAAAATCTTCTTGAAAGGGGGTTAAATTATGGATGAATCTCAAAAACAACTAATTTTTGAACTTTCTAAAAAATATGTCTTTGAAACTTTTGATTTTAAAAGTAAATCTCCAGAAGAATTACTTAAATATTATCAAGAGACATCTGAAAAAATTTCAAAGGTTATAGAAGATCAAAACACTAAACTAGCAGAAGAAAATGCCAAAATACTTTCTAATCTTAATTGGTAATTTTGCTATATTGAATAGCTTTTAAACAGAACTCTAGTATTGAAGTAGCTCTAATTACTAAGGTACCTTCCAAGTCATTTAGTAATTTTAGAGCTATTTTTATTTCTTCCTCTGTAAGGATATCCATTTCCATACTTCCTTTTAAAATTACATCTATTTGTTTTTTATTCATTCTTATTCCCTCCTAAAAACTTACTTGATTATTTAATATTTCAATTTCATTTGCTAATGCTCTTGGTAATTTATATTCACTTATGATTTTCTTTGCTTCTTCTAAATCTTTTCTTTTTATTGCCGCACAACTTGTTACATCAAATTCCCTCCAAAGTTGTCTGTATAAATCTGAATATACTTTTCTCTTTAACTCTTTATATGCTGGGGTTCCCTTACCACCTAAAAACTTTACTACTACCCTATTAGCCACTTTACTTAGTTCTTTACTATCTACAGTAAATAAAGGCAACTCTTCAAATTTGTCTGTAATTCCTGTTAATTTATTTTCTATTTCTTGTGTTTTCTTATCTATTGCAAATATAGCTTGTACCTCTTTAGATAATCCTTTATATGGGTTTATTTCTTTAACCCTAAAATATGTTTCCTCTAAGTTGTCGAACTGCTCCCATGCTTTGTCCGTGTCCAATATCTTACAGTGTCTATTCGCTCCTCTTTCTGTCCATAGATAAAGTTTATTTACGTTTGGGGCAACTTCGATATTATCTATGTTGTGCTTAAACTCTCTCAGTTCCTCACCTTTAAGTAAAAAATAATGTTTATTTAATATAAACTTATCTAAGTGATTATTAAAGTTTTGTTGTATTTGAGTTTCATTACATTGGTAAACCTCTGCTAACTGTTTTGTAGTTAAGATTCTCTTACCTTTAACCTCTATTGGTTTTATTTCTGCTATGATAGGTTGTCCATTTTCTATAGTTAGATTTATCTTTTTCATTCTATTGCCTCCTAGATTTTATTCAATCTTAATGATTTAAGTTCTATTTTAAAAATAATCCAATATAATATAATAAGAAGTGTTCGTATTTTTACAAAAAGTTATATTTTTATAAGGCTATTCAGCCTTATTTATCTCTTGGTATATCAAATTTATGACCTGTTGTACCTTTTCCCAATTTTCTTGATTCTCTTCGTCGGTGATATCTGGTTCAACTATTATCACTTCTGGCATGCTTATCACCTCTTAATAGTCCTCTTAATAATTATATTTATCTTAAGCTTGTACTATTCTTTTTTTCTTCTTTACGTTTCTTCTGTAAATTATCAATTTTATCTATAAGCTCAAGTTGTCTATTTATAATATCCAAATTATTCATTTTTCCCCTCCTTATACATTTGCTTAATTTTTTGAATATTAACACTGTAAAGATGAGAAAATCTTAAGGCTACTTTATCTGTTAAATTAACTCTTCCTGCTTCAATATCATTTAAGTGTTTACCACTTATTTTTATTTTTGAAGCTACGAATTTTCGTTGTAGCCCTCTATTATTGCGAAATTGTCTTAAATCCATTAGCTCGTCCTCCCTTCGCATTAATATTCTCACATTTTGAAAGAAAAGTAAAAGGTTAATTTTTCCTGCTTTTTTAATTTAACTCTATAATGCTTAAAAATAATGCTATTTCCTTCTTTTCTCACATTTTGAAAGAAAAATTTGTCATATAGATTCTCTTGAAATGTGAGAAAATTTAATGTACTATAGTCAATGAGGTGTTAAATATGAGTAAAATATTTGCTGAAAGATTAAAAGAATATAGAAAAGAACTAAGTGAAAAAAGAAATAAAAAAGTTGGTCAAATTCAACTTGCTGAAGAACTTGGAATAAGTAAAGGAAATATAGGTAATTTAGAAGCTGGAAAAAGGCTTCCTTCCAAAACTGTGCTTATGAAGTTAGTAGACCATAGCGGTAAAGGCATGGACTACTGGCTAGATGGTGTTGAAGAATATGAAGCACCTAACACGCTTGATCTTGTATTAGATAAAATGATAGAAGAAGGATTAATAAAAGATACTAATATAGATAAAGAAGTATGGGATATAATAACAGAAGCAGTACTAGTAGAAGTTGAAAGAAAGCTTCAATAGGAGGTGTGACTATGAGGATATGTATGTATCTTAGAAAATCACGTGCTGATGAAGAATTAGAAAAAACTTTAGGCGAAGGAGAAACACTATCTAAACATAGAAAAGCACTTTTAAAATTTGCTAAAGAAAAAAATCTTAATATAGTAGAAATAAAAGAGGAAATAGTAAGTGGAGAAAGTTTATTCTTTAGGCCTAAGATGTTGGAATTATTAAAAGAAATTGAAAATAAACAATACAGCGGTGTGCTTGTAATGGATATGCAACGTCTAGGACGTGGCAATATGCAAGATCAAGGGATTATTTTGGAAACATTTAAGAAATCTAATACTAAAATAATCACACCTATGAAAACGTACGATTTATCAAATGATTTTGACGAAGAGTATAGTGAATTTGAAGCTTTTATGTCCAGAAAAGAACTTAAAATGATAAATAGGCGTATGCAGGGCGGAAGAGTTAGAAGTGTTGAAGATGGCAATTACATTGCAACTAATGCACCATATGGATATGATATACATTGGATAAATAAAGCACGAACATTGAAACCTAATCAAAAAGAATCTGAAATAGTAAAATTAATTTTTAAACTTTATATTGAAGGTAATGGTGCTGGCACTATAGCTAAACATTTAAACAGCTTAGGTTACAAGACTAAATTTGGGAATAGCTTTAATAATAGTTCTATTATATTTATTCTTAAAAATCCAGTTTATATTGGGAAAATAACTTGGAAAAAGAAAGATATAAGAAAATCTAAAGATCCAAACAAAGTAAAAGATACACGTACTAGAGATAAAAGCGAATGGATAATTGTAGATGGTAAACATGATCCTATTATAGACCAAATAACTTGGAAACAGGCGCAAGAAATATTAAACAACCGATATCACGTTCCATACAAACTTGTTAATGGTCCTGCTAACCCACTCGCTGGACTAATCATATGTACTACTTGTAAGTCTAAAATGGTTATGCGTAAATTAAGAGGTACAGATAGAATTTTATGTAAAAATAATAAGTGCAACAACATAAGTAATAGATTTGATGCTGTAGAAAAATCTGTTGTAGAATCATTAGAAAATTACCTAAAAGCTTATAAAGTAAATCTCCCTGAATTAAACAAAACATCTAATTTAAAATTATATGAGCAACAAATAAGCACTTTAAAAAAAGAGCTAAAAATTCTTAATGAACAAAAATTAAAACTATTTGATTTTTTAGAACGTGGAATATATGATGAAGATACTTTTCTTAAGAGATCTAAAAATTTAGATGAAAGAATAGAAATAACAAATGAAAGTCTGAGTAATTTAAATCAAATAATTGCAAAAGAAAATAAAGCAATAAAGAAAGAAGATATTATAAAATTTGAAAAAGTATTAGATTCCTATAAGAGTACAGCTGATATTAGATTAAAAAATGAACTCATGAAGACCTTGATTTTTAAAATAGAATATACTAAGAATAAAAAGGGGAATGACTTCAAAATCAAGGTATTTCCTAAATTAAAACCCTTAAACATATAA